TTCGCTGCGCCCGTTTCTCGACTGCTTCTACATAGGCATGGTCCATCGCCCGTATGAGGATGGTGAAGCGTTCAATGTCATCCGTTGGAAACAGGCGCAGATAGGTTTCAATTTCAGACAGCGGGATAAAGCCTGTGCCAAATCCCGCTATCCGACTTGGGGACAGGAAGATAAACGCATCCTGTATGTCGAGAAGATCAGGAAAAATCTCTGGTTCTCGCAGCAAGGCAGATGGGGTTTTGCCTTCCTGTTCTTCTATGCGTCTAAGGAACCCGATGTGGGAGCCCCATTCGACGCTCCATCTGACCCACTCGGTAAGTTTTTTTCCGCTTGCCCCAGCGATTCATCACGGAAGAACTGGGCATCACTGGCCAGATCGACCACCAGATCACGGAAATCCTGCAAGCGAGGATCACTCAGCACTTTAAGAGCATTCTCAATAGAATACTCAAGGATTTGCCCTGCAAGATTCAGGTTTTCCCAGTCCAGCAATACGGTTTTGGAAAGGCACTGGTTAAGGATGCGGTTTTCAGTCGCCTCATCCAGCGTGCGTGCGCGAATCTGGCGTTCATACGGCTTGGTGAGCTTGGCGTAGAGCTGCTTGAAATTGGGGTTACGCAGCCGCGCTACTTTAAGACGCAAGCCGCCGCCGAGGTCATCCGTCCAGACACCCTGGTTTTCCTTTTCGACATCGGTTGCGTAAAGTGAGAGCAAGTCAGACATTGGGATACTCCTTGTTGGTTATGAATGGTTATGGGTTAGGGAAACGGTCAATTTGCATGGTGAATCCGTAGGTGGGATGACGCAGCGCTTGGAAGGAAAGCTCTTCGATCACGTCTGCATCGGGTTCGCCCGCCACCAGATTGCCCTCGGTGAATTTGATGCGAGGCATGGTCAGGATGTACGCATTGCCAGCACTGTCGGTCAGGCGAAGCGAAAGTGAGCTTTCCGTGCCGGCCAGATATTTGGTGTAGAGGCTTCCTGCCGTTCCTTCGTAATAGGCATTGAGCTTTCCTGTCACCACTGCGCGGCCAAGCCCGATGCCGACATTGCCCAGCGTGCCAACCGCTTTCTGCGCGCGCAGGTTATTATCGATATCCAGATTGAACTCCTGAATCTTACCTGCATAGGCACTGCCAGCTTCCATGATGAAGGCGACGTTGTTCACCGCGTTCAGCACGTTATTGGTTGGTGCAGCCACCGGCCCACCTGTGCCGATGGATGTGTTGGAGATCGCAGATCCCTTGCCCATGAGGTTGAAGACTGCGGTGAGGATATCACCCACAGAGAGTTTCCAGCTCATTTTGGAAACGCGCATACCAGTGAAATTCTTGTATTTGGTAACATCTGCGAAAAGCGCCTCAATCGAGAAGCTATTTTGCGTAGTGCCGTTGCGGATCGTCGTGCCTTTGATGCTTCGCCCAGCGGCTGCCGCTTCGTTCACAAGGTTGGTTTCACCTTTCACCGTGATGGTGCCAGCCGCAACGGTGAGCACCTGAAAGAAGCCGTTATTGTTGGGGTTGGTAAAGCCCGCCGTTTTAAGCCACTGTCCAGCCTTGATACCTGCGGTAATAAAGCCGTTAGCTGAATCGGTGAAACTGTCAGGTGCGCCAGATACAGCGGCATAAGTGCTGCCTGAGAGGTTTACGGCAGTCGCCCAGTTATCGAACAATGCGCCTTCAAAGAAATCATCAAACGCACCATAGGAAAGCTCGACATTCACATCACCTTCCGGTTCGGCATCGGTCTGAATCAGGTCAGTAATCTGCCGATCAGAGCGAATTTCTTTGGACTGAATGGTTTCAATGCCAAGGTTTAGGGTTTCACCCGTAAAGCGAGCGGCTGTCATAGCGGCTGCGGGAGTTACACCCCAGGTTACTTCCTTGAGGTAAAATAGTTGCGCGCGCGCGGTATCTGCAAAAGGCATAGGGATTCTCCTTTGGGGTTGAGTGAAATGAACAAAGCCAGACCCGCAGAGCGGAATCTGGCCTATGGCACTGAAAAACTGGGTTTAGGAAATGCGGTCGCGGTAGAACGGGACGCTGATATTGACTCGCCAGACATTGTCTTCGATGCCGATATCGTTTCTTCCGCTATAACGGCAGACGATGCCGCTAAAGCCTTGACCACGAAAAATGTCATCAACAGCCTGAGCGTAGAGATCAGCCTGTTTGATACCTGTCTTCTGTGGCACGTAAATATCGACGCTGATGACACCGGCATAACGAAACAGGCGGGTTTGCCCGATGCCCTTCAGTGCGGCATCGCCATTGAGAATGGATAGCTTCAGATAGCCCGTATCCGGTGCTTTTTCTGCTTTTAGGTTATCGAACACGAGCGGCACCGATGGATAAAGAGCAGAAAACTGTGTTTTGAATCGCTGCTGAATGGCAATTCGCTGTGCATCATAGGTCATAGCCCAGAGCCTCCGAACTGTGCTTGGATTTCTGAAAGTGTTACGCGCAACATCCCTTGTGGTGCCTGTTTGCTGGAGCCGAATTCAAGCACGCCGATATATGGCAGGTTGTTGGCGATTGAGATTGCGGTGAACGGTTCTGCCCCTTCAATGATGGGTATGCCGTTAGACAACGCATATTGTGTGGCCTGATCTTTGGTGAACTTCTCAATCTCAATCGTGCCAGCAGGTACGTTATTGACGGCAACCAGCCAGTTGCTTCGCGCTCTGCCAGTATCAACGGGGGTACGAATCACCACACGCCTGAGCACTTCCAACGCGAGCTTGCGGGTGAGCTTTGCATGATCCTGTGGCACCACGATGGTTGAGAAAATCCGCAGGTCACGGTCAAAATCGTTGATATTGGAAGGCATCAGGCGCGCACATGCAGCTCATAGACGACTGCACTGTCCCCCGCGTAATCTGCTTTGACATGTACAATGTCATAGGCTGCCCCGCCGATCAGCAGCTTGTCGCCCTGTTCGGGTGTCACCAATAACGCAGTGGCGGCAATCGTCACCTTGCGGTCACCGGCCTTAACCAGCCCGCGCGCTATGAAATGTTCGCTGAAATCCTCAATAATCCCCTTGATCGGGTAATCATTTACGGTGCTGGTCACTTGTCCTGTAGCCGTATCGTAGCTCTCTACGGTGGGCTTGCGCAGGGTGACTGATGCGCCGTAGGTTTCAATGCTGTCTTTCGCAAAAGACTGAAATTCGTGAGTAAAGCTCATGCGCGAAACAATTCTGCGGTGGGTGAATCTTTGTACAGGCCGTTCAGTAACTGCCTGACGAGTGGATAGGTGCGCTGCGGATTGGCGTTATCGAAATACTCGATTTCCAGTGAGGCAACCTTCTGGCGTTTTACCCCACCACCGCGAGCTAGTGAGGGTGAAAGCGGTGCTTGAGTTGCCTCAAGCGCCAGCTCTGCGGTTGCGTCTTTCACTGGGCGTGGCACGGAATCCGAATCGATGTTTCGGTAATCTTTGTCATAGACAAGGATACGCGGCCAGCCGAGTGCCTGATTGTACACCTTGATATGCCCCAGCCAGTAAAAATTACTGTCCAGAAAGCTCGTGGCATACAGTATGGCAGCTTCCTTTTCGGGATTGGTTTTCTGCTGCCATACTGTGTTGTTGCGCGCCTGAAAATACGCATCCGCCTCGGCCAAAGTAAGATAGGCGTTGGAATTAGCGAGACCAGTACCGTTTTCGACGACTAGCGTCATGACGTGAATCCTTAACTTGGTGAATGATTAACTCAGCAGCTCGGAAAGAAGCGCTTCGTTCTGGGTGCGAATTGCGTGAAACTCCGCTTCAGTAGGGTCGCGGCCTTCACTCAGGAATTGCTGCATTTTTTCCGCACTGCTGGCGTAATTGGCTTTAAGACTTGGGCTGACCTGAACCAGCGCTATTACGCCGCGCAGGAGTTCAAGGAAGAACTGGGTTTGCTGGGGTGACATGGCCATTATCGTTTCTCCGTATAGGTTAGGATGAGTTGTTCTGCTTCCTGAAGCGCGGTTGCTGCCGCATTCACTTTGGCGACAAAGTCAGCTTCAGGACTTGCAAGTGCGCGTGCTGTACGCGCCAGATCCAGCGCGGTATCAGTTTTTGATACCGCCAACTGAATGGCTTTCACGGCCTTATGGCATGGGCTGGACACTGGCTGCGGCGTGCAGCTGTCCTTGTAAGCAATGGCCGTAATCAACACGCGTTGGTAGTCACTCTCCAGGCCATAAAAGCGTTGGAGCGTGGTTTTGCCCTGTAGGGTCGTGCAGGCAATGAGCATGCAGCACAGGGCGATAAGGCTAAG